TCTCTAGCAATCTTACTAATCTTCTCTAGAACAGCGTCAGAATAGCCCCCAGAGAGTCCTAAACACTCTGTGACGTATAAATTACCATTAAGCATCTTTACACAGCTTATAGCGGTCTGGTCTTTACCTTTACCAGAAGGGTCAACGAACATAACGGAGCCTGTATATTCTATGAAGTCTCCAAATTGTTGGGCAGGTCGATAGAACCTGTCGCCATTGAAGCCTACACATTGCAGATCCGTGATTACATATTCGGGAGAGTTAGACCATATTACTTTTTCGGGAGCAAATTCTTTGTTTATTGGCATTATCACAAGGTCATTTATTTTTAATGGGTAACGATCTTGGTCAGATAGGGTCGTATCAAGCTGGAATTGCAGGTTAAAGCCACTACGACCATAGGAAGCTTCTCTTTCCATAAGATCTTCAGCAGAGAACCTTATAGGATCTACAGGGTCTTTAGGCTTTACAAGTCCTTCTGTAAGTTTTCTAAGAATAATAGGTGCAAGTCTATCTCCGTAGTTGTTTTTTAGCTGTGGGTAACGTGCAGTCCATATTCGTGTTTCATATCCTCTTTCTTCTAGTGTTAGGTACACAGAATTTTCTACCTGTGGTGTACCTAGGAAGGTAATCTTTCCATTAGGTTTTAAGATCGCTTCAAATTCTTTTACAGCTTCACTAAGTTTGTCTCTCATGGGTTGAGTGAAAGAATTATTAGGAACTTCTACGTCATCTGCAATTACTTCGTCTGCCCTAGCTCCTGACATCTGCCCTAAGACCCCTCTAGAAGAGCATGAGGGGGCATGGTCAGCTTGTGCTGGTCTTACATCAAAACTTACTTTACTGTTTCTCTGGTCGTCACTAGGGATCAATCCAGCAAGTATAGGCATCTCGTTTATAAGACGCATGGTAAAGGTCGTAAAGTTATCGGCTCTGTCTTTACTGGCAGATACCACTAAGAATTTTAGTTGTGGGTTCATACGAAGTCGCCACACAACGTAAGTAGAAGTAATCCAACTCTTACCTACACCACGAAATCCTTGAATGATCTTACGTCTAGCACCATATTGTAGATACTCAGCTATATCTAACTGAACAGGAGTAGGGTCTGGTAGGTTTAGATGTCTCCAAGTAACAATTAAGAAATATCTAAAGTCTTGTAATTTTTTAGGTAAAGGTTGCAATTATAAATCAGCTACAGGTACAGCATCTAGGTCTGGTAAGTTCTCCATTAGTTCTTGCATAGGGTTTTTCTCTACAGGTAAGCACTCAACACCATTATCTTTTAGAAATTGTCTCGCTACGTTTAGATCACCAGCCTTTGCTTCGCCACTTGTGATTTTATCTGTCAGTTCTTTAGCTAGAAGTAGGTGTAACTTTTCTAGGATTTTAAAATTCTTATCCATGAGAACTACGTTTTAAATTAATATAATCACTTTTTAGGTCTATTGCCAAATAAAACATACTTAAGTTTACCTATAAAACCTAATTTCTTTTGGTTTTTATAGCGTTTTAATTGAGATTCAATCTTGTGTAATTTACTTTCAGTATCAGAGATCCGAACTAAAGCTGCGACAAGTAACATATCTTGTAGTCTTATTTGTTTTACAAGATCACAACAATAATCTTTAATTACAGGATCAGGTAATTCTTTAACCTCTCTGCATTTTATTTCTATTTCAAGCTCTACTTCGGGAGGAGGATTACCAATAAGAATATCAAAAAATTCTTTATGGGTCATTAGTTCATTTTAGGAAATAATTTTTGTTCTAGTAAATCAACTGCTCTGTCGTCCAATGTATTGGAGGTCTGCTTACATATTGACCGCAATAAATCTAAGATTAATCGTTTACATCCTGTCGTAGAAAGGAATCGTAATAAAATAGGCTTTAGTATTTTGTACATAATTAGTTTTTTTTCAAACATAGCATACGCTATTGAATCTTGCCTTCCAGCCTACTAACCGCCTGTGATAGCTTGTTGAGTCTGGTATATATATCTATTATTGTTTTTTCTCTGCGGTTACTCATGTTGGATAACACCATAACAAAAGCGGTGGCTGCTGCCCCTATTAATGCACCATAAACCTCTGGCATTTGCTTAAATTAGTAATTATGTCTAGTATGACTAATAAAACAAGTTATGGCAGATAAGACAATCGAAAATAAAAAGCAATTAGATGATGATAAACCTGACTATCAAGAAAAGATAATGTTCTTAGTAAGCACTACTGCACAAGGAGCTATCCTTGCTTGGTGTTTAATAGTTCTGTCTCTTGGATATATAAAGCTACCTAATAGATTATTTGGTCTTGATATTCCAGACCAGCCTAGAGTAGACAGCACTTTTGCCGCAGGTTTATTAGGAAATATTCTTGCTGGTTGGGGTGTTTCTGTTGGTGCTGCTACAGGTGCAAAAAAGAAAAAGAAAGAAGGAGAGAACGGTAATATTGGTAACACCAATGGTGGTGTACAAACTATAGTAATAAGGCAACCGATAGAATTAATTACAAGTAAACCTGATGTAATCAGAGTCGATCCGATTACTGGAAAAAACGTAAAGAACAACGGAAAATTAGACACATGAAAAAACTTCTTCCATTTCTATTTTTGTTATCAGCACCAGCCTACGCTGATATAACTCAAAAATTCACGACATCTGCACAAATTACTGTTGATATGCCATACTCTGTGACTAATAAATTAGGCACGACTTATTCAATATCAGGTAACAATATTACCCCCTCTGTTACTTCTGGTGGCAGTACTACTGCTGGTCAAATTGGTGGATTAAATTTAGGCAGTTTAACTGATGGTGTACCTGCTTTAATACAGACTGATAAAAGTGTAACCACTAGCGGATCTGCATTTTCTTTAACAGAAGCTATAAACATAGGCGATGCAACACCTTCTGCAATCACTCCATCATCAGGCATAGCAACATTACCTCATTTATCAGGACAAACAACTGTAGGTAGTGGAGGTACTCTTGGATCAGGTGCTATGACTTCTCTATCATCAGGAGTCCATACTTGTAGTGGTGCATTTGGATCAGGTTCAAGCTGCGTGGGGTCAACTACAGTAACAATCCAAATTGACTAGGTTTTGGCTGCTATTAATAATATTATTTCCTGTCAAAATCCTTGCAAACCCAGTAGTACCAACATTTCGTACAGGAAGTTCTTCAACAAACAGCACTTCTCAAAGTGTAATAACCGAGAGCATAACCAGTTATCAATATCGGACAGGATATTCTTTAAGTGTCTCAGGTACAAATATAGAAAGTGCAGATGTTAATGGCTATATCAATTCAATTCCTACAGCAGAGGCTACACAAACAGTTAACGGAATTAATTTTTCTTATACAAGCCCAACGCTTGAGGGAGTGCCTAGATGGAAAATAGTAAATTCTGGTCAACCATTTTCTTTAATGGAAACAGTTATTGGAAACGGAATCGACACTATAACAAAAATAGATCGAGTTATAAATACCACAACAACAACCACAGTAGAAACTACCTTTGGTCAGTAATTCTTGTAATCCTTTGCCCTGTAAGGGTTTTTGCTAATACAACTGTTGCAAGTCCTAGCTCAAATGCACAGGGTACAGTAAACAATAATGCGACAATGATTGCACCTCAATCTACACCTCAGTTTCGTATGTCACAGGGAATTGTTTGTAGTTCACCAAGTCTCACGATTACTCCTTATGTGACAGATGCTTGGTCATTTAATAGACCAATAGAAACAGTCACTAAACAAAACATTTACGATGAAGATACAGGCCAAATTAAATACGTTCAAGAAACTCCAAGGTTCGAGAAAGATAATTACAACTTAAATTATGGAATTTCAGCACAGATCACTATTCCTTTAGGTAAAGCTCCTGATTTATGTTTGAAAGCTACAGAGGTAAATATAAAGAATCAAGAATTGTTATACCAGAAACAGATGCTTGAGCTTGCAATGTTTCGTTTGAAGGTCTGCGGAGAGCAAGCAAACCTAGGAGTGACCTTCGTAGGCAAATACGCACAGATTTGTGAAGGGATAAAAGTAACAGTACCACCAAATCAAGTTATACCACATACACACAAAATAGAGACTAATTAGAATTTTTTTTCTTTTTTGATAATTTTTTAATTAAATTTTTAACGATTGGTTTTACTAAATTTAAAATAATAGGAGTAGTCGCAGCCACAGATGCAATAAGAGCAGTAGAGACAACCACGGAAGCACTAGGTATATATTGGTCGATGAAAGGTACTTTTTCCCAGACCGCATTACATGAACCATCAATATCACGTTCATATTTTAACAGTCTCTCAAGCCTAAGTTCATTTTTAAAATCGCCCTGCCTAAATACTGCATTTTTAGGTGGACAAGGTTTATAGTCATCTTCTTTTTTTTCTTCTTTTGGAATCTGTGTTTGTGGTTGTTTTCCTTCTGGTAATTTATCAGGTTCTTTATTTATTGGTGCAGCCTCTTCAACAATAATTAATTGATCTGGTACATAGTTCAATGGGTAAAAACTTGGGTACGGACAGTTACTACTTACTCCGTTTGGATCATCTAATAATAGATTTCTATTGCCTGTATTTTTTGTGTCTCGATGATAATAATTACAACCTATAACTTCTACATTTGAATGTTCATAGTTAGGTAAAAAAGTATAAGGTATATGAACCTCAGGAATATGTATTTCTGGAATACTTATCTCTGGTATTTCCAATTAATTTTTTGGTTGTGTTGGTATAGATATGCCAGTTGTTTTTGGTAAACCTTTATCTAATACATTAGGTAACAGCCCTTTTACCTCGCCAAGTATTTGATTCATTAATTTTGCCTTTACCTGTTCTGATGTTACATATTTATAACCAAAGTAGCTTCCACCGATGACAGATGACACCAAAACAAAGGAAACTATACTAAGAATGTTAGCTATTTTTTGAAACATGATAAAAGAAGCATTTTTAAAAGCACTAATGCCTGTCACTATTATAACTTTTTGTGGAATCTGTGCATTAGCACCTCTCTACGTCACGATGGGGATGATGACAAGGCAGATGCAAGATAAGGTTAATTAATCAGCAGCTTCGGCTGTGTTTCCCTCTGCTACCCACGCAAGGTACTCTTGGTAGTCGGTGTTTGCTTCATCTAAAGGAATAAATGATTCAATACCATTAACAGTTATTTTTACTGCTTCTATCTCATTTGTAAGAGAATTTTTAGTGAACTTGTAAATAGGATTTGTTGGATATGTCATAAGTTTAAAGTTCTGCGTTGGCTTCGATAACTGTGCCGTTACCTATGTATTTTGCACCATCGCTAGTTTGTAGGCTCATTAAGTGTATTGATGTACTACTAGAATCAAGACTATCGCCACCAGATATACCTGTTGCTGTTAATGTAGGTGCTGCTCTCATTGTTGTTGGTAAATAAACATTTGCCCAAAAGTTATTTGTAGCATTATTGTAATCATTGAATAAAATAAGTTTATTTTGTGAGCCTGTCATTTTATGGTAATACCTTTGACATAAAGCAAGCTCCTGACCGAATGACCTATGCTCAAAATCTGTTGCCACGCTGCCTACTTCTAATTGAACTCCTGTAAAATAAAAATCATTTGCAGTATTATCTAAAAAATTAACATTACCAGCAGCTTGATTAGCGTTAACATTTGTAGCCCAAGTTGTTTGTAAAGTTCCAGAAGAACGATCAGACCCAACAGCTAATATAAATTGAATAAATAAACTTGCAACATTATCATTATCAAAAGTACCAGTTGTATCTGCTGGAAAAGTTAATGTATATTTGTTCCAGTTAGTATTAGATATTGTATAACTTTTACTGCATCCTCTATTATTATCCATATCATAAAGTTGAACAGTATATTGTCCTGTCTTAGTTGATTTAGCATAAAAACTTATAGTAAATTCTTTTGCACTTGATGTACCTTTTGCAAAAGCTTGCAGATCTTGTCCTTCTAATAGTGTTCTAGGATAAAAATAAGCATTAGCATTTAAAGAAGAAGCAGCAGTTGTAACATCAACTTTATAAGAAAAACCAAAACCATCTGGAGCATCTGTACTTTGTGTTAATGAAACAGTTCCTTGATTTTGAGCTAAATTCCATCTATCTAAAACTTGATACCCACCCGATGTAAGACCCGTTGCTGACGTACCACGTTGAGCCACTTGCATAGCTCCGTTAATTATTAAATTACGATTAGGTTTATTAGTAATATTGGCAGTACACGTTCCATCAGTATTGTTGACAGTAATAGCAGCAGCACTAGCTCCTACCCCTTTTATCGAATTTACCTTGATCTCTGACATAATTAGGTGTCTCCTAAACGAACAAAAAGAAATGATGTAGGGATATCATTTGTATCTCCTTTAACGCTACTTCCAGAAGCTATTGAAGCTACGTCAAATTTAACTTTAACCTGACTTGTATCTGTGACATCTATAAATGAAAAAGAAGTCGCATTACCTGACCTTGCACCAGAGCCATTGTTCCCATCTATTGCTCTCCCTTGAATAGTGTATGAACTATTATTGGTTGTTACATTAGTACGGAAATTAACATTGTCAGAACCATTTAAAGAAAATTCAACAGAAACCATTACTAAATATTTACCTGTAGTTGGAAAGGTAAAAATACCGCTACTTTGCGACATACCAGTTCCTATTTGACTTGGTGCACCTGTTCTAGTATTTCTTGATAGATTACTTGTAACGTCTCCATCTGATGTGATATCAGCAGTTAAAACCCATTGGTCAAATTCTTTAATTCCATTTACAGTTGCCATTGTTGCGTCTGCAACGTCTGGTAAGGTAAAAACTCTGTTATTAGCAGAAGAAGAGGGTGCTTGTAAGCTGAAAGACCCACCTCCTGATGCTGCGTTTAGTTTAATCTTTGCTGTCATTTATCCAGCCTCCAATGCAGCGACTTTTGTTTCCAATACTTCAATTTTAGCAATAGCCTCCTGTAATGCAGCAGTAAGTAAAGGTACAAGTTTACTTTGATCTATAGTTTGATAAATTGGATCTCCTTTTTTAAAGTTTGTACTGTCCTCAGTTGCTACTTCATCTTTTGTTCCTGTAGTTGCTTCTGGTACTGCTGTAACTTCATGTGCTAAAAATCCGTCAACTGTTGTATCTTTATCAGCTTTAAAATTAAACCTCGATGGTTTAAGAGTTTTTAATCTTGTAATCCCATCAGATATAGCAGTTACATTTTCTTTTAATCTATAATCAGAAGATGTAAGGTAACTTGTTGAAGAACCATTAGCCCTAATACTCCCAATTTCACTACCTCCAATTTTGACAAAATGAATTAGTGTACCTGTAGTTCCTGCATCACATCTATTATTTCTAATAATTAATGGATAGTTATTACCTGAACCATTATGATAAAAACCTCCAACATTACCTCCACCATTTTCTACTTCAAACTTTGAATCGCCAATAAAGTTAGAAGTAGTATTTACTAGCATACGACCAGACGAATCTATACGCATACGTTCTGAAACATCTGTATAGAAAGCCATATAATCATCGCCATGCTTATATTTAATAGCACCTCTATAAGCATCAGAACTACCACCACTACCATTTCCTTCAGCAAAAACTAAATTACCCTCACTTGTAGACAAAGCTGCCCCAGAGTTAATAGTTATTCCTGTATTACCTGAACCGTTAATAATAAAATCATCAGCATTTGCGTTAAAAGCACTAAAATTAGGTGCATACTGTCCTATTCTTCCAGACGAATCTATTTTTAATTTTTCACTACCATTAACTTTTATTGGAAATGTTGTAGGAACATTTAAAGCTCCTGTACTGTCTATAGTTGCTCTAGTCGATCCACCTGTATTTATATTGACAGTATCAGATCCAAAATTTATTCCTGTATTACTATCTGTTCCCTGTAATGCTGGTGCGGAAGCTGACCCATCAACCCCAGAAATACCAGTAGTGCCGTTAATGTTTAAAGCCATAATTAAAGAATAACAAGAGTTGCCCCAGATGGCACGGTAATAGTAACACCTGAATTAATTGTAGGACTTACTGTATGTGCATTTTTATTGGCAGTTAAAGTGTAAGATGTTGTAACTGCTTGATCTGTTTCAACAAAAACCTCATCACTTCCACCTCCAGTAGCTCCAGCAGATATTCCTGTTAAAGCTGATCCATCAATCGCAGGTAACGCACCTGTAAGTTTAGATGATGTAAGAGCAGAGATCCTTGCATCAGCAACAGTTCCAGTTAAGTTACCTGCTGGTATAGAAGTTAGGTTAGCTGCTGATATGGCAGGTAAAGTTGCAGGGAATCTAGCATCTGGTACAGTTCCAGAAGTTAAATTTGATGCACTTAAAGCAGTTAAATCAACAGCAGCCCAACTTAAAACTCCATTTGTATCTGTTTTTAAGAACTGACCATTAACAACATTTACAGGCAAAGTTAATGTATAGCTTGCACCTGCACTAT